TGGTGATGGCCGACAGTCCGCTCTGCAGGGCCTGCAGGGCGCTGAGCGTCTCCACGCTCTTGAGGATCGCCCTCTCCTGCGCCGCCGTCGCCTTGTCGCTCGCCTCCTCCGTCCGGGTCAGCTGTTCCTCGGCCTTCTTCATCGGTCCGCTGATCCCGTCCTCGGCGCGGAAGATATAGACGACCTCCTGATCGTCAGGCATTGCTCCTGCCTCCCGCAAGGGCCCTCATGCCGGCCCCGTCGGCGGTGACGTTCATCTGCACCGCCCTGTCGATGGCGATCCCCATCGCCGCTCCTCCCGCAGCGGCCGCCGCTGCGACCGCTGCCGCCCCTACCGTGTACTTGGCGAGGTGGGCCGCTCCCTCCGCCGCCCTGACGACGTTGTATGCCTGCTTGGCGGCGATCAGTCCCTTGATGACCTGCCCGGTCCCTCCCACCAGCTGGAAGGCGGCCGCCGTGGTCTGGAGGAAGCTGATGTCCACGCCGAGCTTCTGCATGCTGGCGCTTATTCCCCGGATGCCTCCGGCGAGCCTGTTCAACTCCTCGCCGGTCATGCTCCCGGGCCCTCCGTGACGGTGACCTTTACGGTGATGTATTCCTTCCCTACGCTGGCGGGGTCGGGGACCACGCTCTCGATGAAGCCCTTTATTATGCAGGTGCGTGTCACGAGGAGGACCTGGAACGGTCCCTTAGCCATCCTGTAGAGGCTGATCAGCGGGCGCATGTCGGTGGCCTTTATGTGGATGGTGACGGTGATGTAGCGGACCGCATTGCTCACTTTCTCGGCGTATGCCGGAGCGCATCCCTCCGGCTTGATGTCGCGCAGGATCGCACTGCTGGATATGAAGCCCGGGTCGTCGATGATGACCTTCCCGCCCCCGTAATCGGCCAGCGCCGCAGTGACCGGGAAGCTGTCAGCGTCAGCGGTCTGCTTCCCGCAGGACAGCTCCGGAACGACCCTGTCGGGGTCGAGGCGTATGCCGTCGAGGTTTATCCTGCGGTTGTCGTTCAGCACCCTGTAAAGAATCATCCTCTCGAAGGAGGCCGTCCCGGGGTTCGGCATCGTGTTCCCGGTCTCGTCCACGGACAGGGAGCCTCCCGGGAAGATAAGGATGTAACGCGCCGTTATGGAGGTGCTGAACGTGACGGGCTTGGTTATCCAGGCAGTGTCATTCTCTCCCGGGATCGTCCCGCCCGCCCAGGTGCTTGCGTTGTTCCAATCGCCTGCCTGCTGTGTGATGATGAGCGCCATATTATTGGCCTCCCGGGGTGAGCATCGCCGCGATGGCATACCCCTGGCCCACGGTCATGTCGGCGATGTCGATCCCGAGGCCTCCGGTCCTCACGAGGGCGAGGGCGAGCGGATCGGTGACGTCCTTCTCGTCTATGCTCGGGGTGATGCAGTCGTCGAGGATCTCCTCGAGCCTCTCGCTGTCCTTGCGGGCCATCTGTGCGAGTTTTACCCTGCACCCCTCCGCCGATACGGGCGGGATGAAGCAGGCCCCGCGTAGGCCGTCAATGGGCCACCGGGAGGCGATCTCCGTGAGGGTGTCGGTCTCCTCCTGCGTGAGCGTCGCTCCGCTCATGCGCTTGGCGTTGAGCCTGCCGATCCTCGCCATGTCCTCGTCGGTCATCCCGGCGGTGAGCTCTCTGAACTTGCAGTAGGTGATCCTCCGGACGACCGCGTCCCCGACCGCCCATCTCTCGCGGTGCTGGTCCCATAGCATGCTATCAGCTCGAGGTGAGGAAGCATCCGTCGCATCTGAAGCGGACCGTTTGCTTCTGCTTGTCCTGGATGAGGGTGCTGTGCTGTCCCTCGCGCATGACGATCCCGACGACGGTGACCTCGAAGGGGTACCACTCCCCGAGCTCGAATTTTATGACGTTGCTGTCCTCCTCCGCCGAATCCGTCGCCTTTCTGAAATATGCGAGGTCCTCCATCCAGAGGTCGAGCTCCAGGATTATCTCCCTGCGGCCCTCGATCAGTGCGCCCGTATATGCGGGGTTCCCCGGTACGCGGACCCTCTCCAGGTTGTTGCTGACCGTGAGCTTGAACGATTGCGGATAGATCTCCCCCTGGCCCTGGATGGTGACCGGTCCCATCCACTGCAGTGCAGGGTCGTCGGGGTTCCATGCAGTCCCGCTCGGGATCACGTTGTACGGTACGGCATTGCCTGCGAGGACGGTCTCCTCGAATTTTACGATGCCTCCGGGCTCGTCGCACGATATGGTCAGGCTGTCGGTCTTGCATCCTGTGTAGCGCCTGCCCTCGTATGCGCTGGCTCCCGTGCGGACCAGGAAGGCCTCGCTCCTGGAGGGGAGTGCACCATATCCCGGCGTGGATGCCTGGCCTCCCTCGATGCCCCATGCGTACTTCACGATGTCCGTCCAGCCAGCTACGTCGCGCACCTCCAGCGATGCCTGGAAGCCTGCGTCCAGCTGCTGGTTGACGTAATTCTTGGGATTGGAACTCCTGCTTCCGTATCTCCAGCTGATGTACGGGTTCAGCGTGTCGGTCGGGGTGAAGCCTCCGCCCTCGGCGATGTCCCCGTAATACTTCGGATCGCCGGTCGGCGTGTTGTATGTGCTTTCTGTCCATTGGATGATGGGGAGCAGGTCCCCTGCGGTTATGTGTGCCATGTTTATGCTTCCTCCTGTATTTCCTCGCGGATGAACTCCGCGTTGATCGTCATCTGCACGTCGTAGCACGGGCGTGCCGTGCGGACCGTCCTCCTCGGCGGTCCCACCTGCAGGGTGTTGACCGTGCCGTGGTCCGTGGCGATGTGGGCGGTCCTGTCCGCTCCCTCCCGGATCTCCTGCGCCACCGCGTCGAGGCGCTGCAGGTCCTCCCCGACTATGTGGAGCGTGTAGCTCGGGTTGTCGTAGGCCGTGTCGTACCTCTGCCTCGGATCCGCCGGTCCTCCCTGGAGCTCGGTCAGCGCCACGGTGACCTCCGCCGTGCAGATCTGCGGGATCTGTCCCGCCCATACCTGCGTGCTTCCCCTGTGCCCGAGCCTGCTCAATCCGCACCGGGCTATCCCGCAGTGGGCGGGCGCCCTCTCGCTCCAATGCCCGGCGATGATCTCCGCCACCGCCCTGATGGCGCTGATCGTGGTCGGGCGCTGCGGCTCGTAGCCGATGGTGGTGAATCCGCACCTCGCCAGCCCCGCCCTGCTGGCTCCCGATCCCCTGATGCCTATCACAGCGATGCGACCACCTCCATGTCCACGCTCTCGATGTACTTCGGCCCTGCCGGCGTCTTGCGTGCCATGTGGCCGTCGGCGAGCGCCCTGGCGATGTAGTAATGGGTGCCGGACCGGTCCGCCGGGATCCCGGTGATGAGGATGTCCCTGGCGGACCGCAGGATGTCCTGCGCATATCTCTGGGAGGCGGAAATGGCCATAACCGCCACCCTGTGCGTGGCCCTCCTGATGCCGGCGGTCGAGGGCTCCCCGCCCAGCTCCTGCACCACGATGCACTCGGGCAGGTTCAGAGGGATCAGCCGGGAATATACGGGCACGCCGGGAAGCTGGTCGGCTATCATGTCCCGCAGGTCGTCCTCGATCATGCTTCCTGCTTACGCGCAGGAGTTTAAAAAACGGGGTTCGGGAGGGATGAGGGTTCCGGGGTGTAATGCGCCCCGGTTCCCCGTTCGGGTTTATTCGGCTTCGATCTCCTCGGGATGGCCGAGGATGTACTCCTTCGCCATCTCCTTGGCGTCCTTCGCGCTGAATCCTGCCTTGACGTACTTGGCCACGAGCTCGTCGAGCTTCGAGGTCTCAGCCACCTCAGCAACCACGGCACTAACAGTCTGAAAGGCCTTGGCGGTCTTGTCCTGCCATGTGCATTTGGCGATGGCGTCGATGATCGTCTGGTCGAATATCCATGCGGCGATGATGCCGAGGATGCCTCCGACTATCGCGTACCTCTGCCACTCGGGTGCAATCCAATTGCCCCCGAATACATACAGGACGCCTGTGGCTGCCGCGGTGGCGAGGATCACCCCGATGATGTCCACGGCGATGAATATGCGGTCGAACTTCTGTGCCTTGACGAGCTCCCAGCGCTCGAACGCTGAAAGCTGTGCGAGGTCGGTGGGGTCGCGCCCTTCGGCTGCGATCTTGGACCTCAGCTTGTCCGCGTCGGTCCTCTGCTTCTTGTAGCGGGCGAGGCTGGTGAGCACGATATAGGCCACCGCCCCAATCGCCGAGCAGATGATCGCCGCGATGATGGTTGTCTCCAATGGTTCCATGTGGATGCCTCCGACGACCGCCCATACTGCCAGCAGACGCACGCACCACCTCCCGAGGGCATACCACCACGGGGTGCAGATCCGGCCGTCGTGGAATGCGGGCAGGGCTGTCATCGCTCACCCTGTTGGCGGGGATGTTTAAAAAATGGGGTTCGCCTGCCGGAACTTCCCGCGGTCGGCCTTGACGCTGATCCTCGCCCGGGTCGGTCTGCTCCTGGTCATCAGCTCGCATACCCCGGAGAGCGCATCCTCGGCATCGTCGTGCTCGGCCTTCCCGTCGGCCGTGAAGGTGACGATGTGCTTCCACCACTCCGGCCACCGGTCGGCCCAATGCTCGGGCATCATGCAGTGGTTCATCAGCCACGGCGCCGCCGTGAGGATCCTCGCCCTCTTGTTGGCGCTCTGGTGGAACCATGCGACCACGGTCGGGCATCCCGCCCTGCGGAGGATCTCCGCCACCGCCCGGGCGAATCCCCTCCCGCCGTTGTTGCTCTCGATCTGCACCGCCGCCACGGGGAGGTCCCCGTAGGTCGATGCGAGCTGTTCGGCCACCGCTGGCTCGGTGACCTCCATCGGCGCCTGCGTGTATATCACGTCGAGGAGGACGGCGTCGTTGGGTGCCTCCGCCGGGATGCCGAATACGATGCTGCAGAGGTAGTCGGTCCCCTCGTCGGCAGTGTCCACGTAGGCCATGACCTTGGTCAGCGCCGGAAGCTCCCTGTACGTGCGGAAGCTCGTGTAGAGCCTGCCCTGGACGTCGATGGGCTCCTGTTGGTAGTTGGCCATGACGATGGCCTTGTCCTGCGTCTCCAGCAGGATCTGATAGTCCTCTGCGGAGAGGATCGCCGGGCAGAGCATCGTCCCGTCCTCCTTCCTCGCCCTGTAGAGGATCTGCCTCACGGGCACGCCGATCCGCTCGAAGTGCTCCAGCGCCCTGCCTGCGAGGTCTCCGGTCGCCCACCTGGTCATGATGACCACGATCTTCATCCCCTGCTCGCGCCTGGACAGGAGCGTGTTCGCGAAGTAGTCCCATAACTGCTGGAGGCGCCTCTCGTTATATGCTTCCTCCGCGTTCTTTACGAGGTCGTCGATAATGAGCAAACTGGCGCCAAAGCCGGTAACTGTGCCCCCTGGGCTGGTCGATAGATATGAATGTTCCCCGCGCCCGCCCTCTATGGCCCAAAGCTTCATACTCCCCGAGCCCGGCTTTATCCTCGTGCCCGGGAATATGTCGGAGTACACCGGGATCTCGGGCGCGGCCTTGACCTCCTGGATGGCGTTGCGGACGGTCTTGGCGAAGGTCCCGCTGAGCTCCTCGTTATACGATGCCGTGATGACGTGCGCTCCCGGATCCCTGCCGAATATCCATTCGGTGAACAGGCTGGCCGTCCTGCTCTTGCCGTGCCTCGGAGGCATGCACATGACCAGGATCCTGTCGTCGCTCTCGTAGAAGTCCTGCAGCGTGTCGCAGACATTCTTCAGATATGCCCGGTCCTCGGTGTAGAAGTCGGGCGCCATCAGCTTGGCGAAGGCCCAGAAGCTCCACCACGCCTTGCGGTAGGTGCACCTGCGCTCGAGGTCGTCGAGCTGGTCATTCGTCAGATTTGCGAGCCTCTCTGATAGCTCCGATGATTGCATCGAGCTGGTCCTCCGTGAGGTTGGCGAGCGGATCGGTGTGCACGGCGATCTCCTCCTGGAACTGTCCCTTGAGCGTGGCGAGGAACTGCATCGCCCGGACGTCTCCCTTCATCGCCTTGGCGTATGCCGTGGCGAGGACCGCCCCGTCAAAGGTGGGGTTCGCGTCCTTGATCTGATCGCCGTTCTTGGCCTCCTTGACCCTGCCCTTGTGCAGAGGGAGGGAACCGTAGTACTCGGCCCACTCGCGCATGCTCCTCTTGCGGATCTGCGCCTCGTTGCTTTTCTTGGCACCTTTCCTCGCCGATTCCACGGTGGCGGGATCTCCCTTCTTGAACGGCGTGAGGTTCTCCGTGTGGGGTTCGGGGTTGGGATTCGCCATCGCTCTCTCCTCCTTCCGAGGTCCTCGCGCGCGTCCGTGACGGCTCTTGCGAGCTTCCCCGCTATCTCGTCCGCCTCCTCGACCGTGAGGTCCCACCTGCGCCCCCTTCCGACGAACGTGACGGCGATGGGACG